ACGCCTCAACCTGAACGAGAAAGCCGCCGCTTATGTTACCGAACGTAAGGCGCTGGTCGGAGACGCGACCGGCGACATCCTCATCCCTGAAGCGTTGGAAGCGGAGATTTACCGTTCCCTGCCGCAATTGAACGTGTTGCGCAGACTGGCAACCACTCGGACCATGGCGACCGGAGACCGGATTCGTCGGCGCAGTCTGACCGAAGTGCAAGTCGCATGGGGTAAGCTGGAAATCGGTGGAACCCCGGTTGAAAGCACCCCGGCACCCGCCGAACTTTTCGATTACGTCGAAGACCTGAACGGTCTCGCCAAGATCGGCGAGGATGAGATGATGGACAGTGATCAGAACTTGGAACCGATTGTCGCCGACAGCTTCTCGCGCGCGATCGCCAATGCCGAGGAAGCGGCCTTCATGAATGGCACGGGTCACACTTTCCAACAGCCTCAGGGCTTCACTCTCACCGCTTCGGGTGTTACCCGCGTCACCAACGCGGCTGCGGGCGCGGTAACGGTTGAAGACATTCTCGCGCTCAAGTATGCCGTTCCGGCGCAGTACCGGCAGAACGGAACGTTCATTATGAACTCAGGAACCGAGTTACTGATCGCCTTGCTGCGGGCCACGTACACCGGCGGTAGCGGATCTTTCCTGTGGCAGCCTTCCGTTCAGGCCGGAAAGCCCAACACCCTTTGCGGTTTTCCCGTGGAGAATTGCGAGGAGATGGCGCAAGTCGGTGACGGTACGTTGCAGGATGTTGTCCTTTTCGGGGACATCCGGGCGGCTTACCGGATTCTCGATCGCCAGGGCATGACCCTGAAACGGCTAGTCGAGTTGTTCGCCACGGCCGGGCTGGTCGGTTTGCTCGTCAAAAAGCGCGTCACCGGCTCTGTCGTTCGCCCTGATGCTGTGCGCATTTTGCGCGAGCATGCGTAATGAGGAGGTAGAACATGAACGCTCACTATATCCCGCTTTATGAATCCGATGGATCAGTGGAAGAGCACACGCTCTCCCACAACCTGTTGCCGGGCGGTAAGTGGCAGAGCCCTTACGAGGAAAGCGCCACGCAGAACTTCCCCATCGGTACGCGACTCCAACTTGGTGATCGCGTCTTTCATTACTGCCAGGCCAAAGGAACTACGGCGGTAGCCATGAAGGCCGGCCACAATGGAACCGCTGATTGTGGCGTTAACACGGCGGCCGTTGAATACCCAGCCGGAACGACTACGCTCACCATTTTGGACACCAACACCAGAGCCGCCAACTACTACCAGAATGGATACCTGTGGGTCATGAATCTGGTCTCCGGCATTTACCAGATGTACAAGATCAAATCCAGTCTGGCAGCGGCAGCGGCCGACAACCAGGTCACGTTGACGCTTTACGACCCGATACCGAACGCCATCCCGGCTTCGACCTGGGTCACGGCCTGGCCGAACCCCTACTCCAACATTCTGTTCACGACCGACGGGTACTCCTCCATGGTCTGTGTACCGCTGATTCCGGTCACGACCGATTACTATTTCTGGGGTCAAACCTGGGGACCGTGCTTCGGAACCGCCATGAGCGCACTGCCCGGAGCGGCTTCGGGCGACAGGGCGGTTTTCTTCAACTCCGATGGCGCGCTGATTAATGGCGCGTCTCTCACGACCAATGGCGCGCAGTTGGCTGGATACCTTATCACCATGACTTCCGGTGGAGGGGACCAGTTCTACATGCTGCAGCTCGCTCCGTGATGATAAAGGGGCTATTTAAAATAGGGTGGGCGGCTTGCTTCGGCGGGCCGCCTCGCCCCTTCCCAAAGGAGGGAACATGAAAAGGATCAGAATGCTTTTGACGCTCGCTACCGGCCGTGGAGTTTTTGAGGCCGGGAAATCTTACAAAGTCGGAGAGAACGCCGGAGAGATCCATCCGGATTATGCCCAAAAATGGCTGAACTCAAAAGTAGCTATGGAGGATAAGGCTGTCGACGCCGCCCCGGAGAAAAAAGAAAAGGCGACGAAGAAGAAATAAGGGAAAAGAAAGTGCCTAGTACACTGAAGGCCAACGCCATTGTTACGCTGGATGACGCGAAGATTTACGCGAATCTCGATACCACGAAGCATGAGGACGACGCGCTGATCGAGACGCTCATCAACTGTGTGTCCTCCGCATTCGATGATGAGGCGGGCCGACAGATCATTTCGGCGGTTCATACGGCCGAGAGTCTGGACGGTCCCGGGGGAGAGCTGCTCTATCTGCCGGCATGGCCGGTGACGGTGCTGTCATCCATAACCGAAAGTGGAGTCGCATTGGTTTCCGGTACGAACTTTACGCCGTACCTGGAGCGCGGAATACTGGCAAAGATTTCCTCCACCTGGTCTACTCTGCGGAATGCAATCGTCATCACTTACACGGCCGGGTACACAAACACCGGAGCGACGCCAACACTGCCTGACCGTGTGCGCCGGGCGTGTCTCGTTGAAGTGGCGCGGGATTTTCAGCGCCGTCGGAAAAGTGGCTGGGGTGAAACTTCACGTACCATCGAGGGCGCTTCTATCACGGTCGATCCGAACCTTTTTCTACCCGATACGTTGCAAGTGCTTCGACGGATGAAGAGGATTCTCCTATGAGCATTACTGTTGATGTTTCCGGGGCTATCAAAAAGACGAAGACGCTCCTGAACATCCAAAAGGCTGCGAAGAAGCAAGCGACTGAATGGGCTTCGGAATCCGTGAAGGTGGCCAAACGGGCAGCGAGCAATTTGAAGAAGACAAAACCAAAGACCGGAGACATGGCGCGCAATATCGGCATGGCAATCAGGATTGATGCGACCGGCTATGAGATCCACGTCGGGACCGGCGTCGGCGGTACGAAGACCGTCAAATACGCCAAGATCCAGGATGAAGGTGGAATCGTCAAAGCAAAGGGCAAGTACCTGACAATCCCTTTTGAGGGCGTCCAAGGTTCGGCTCGGAACTTCCCGGATTCTTTTGTCATCAAATCGAAGGCCGGAACATTGCTGATCGTCGAACGCAAGGGGAAGAAAGGATTGCGGCCGCTGTTCTCTTTGAAAAAACAGGTTACAATACCTGAAACAAAATGGTTCAGTTGGGGCATGGATCAACGGGTGCCGGTACTGAACGAAGCCATGAAGGCTGAAGCCGTTTATGAAAAGGCCAAACAAATGGCAGGAGGATAACTATGCCAAAAACCGTTCATGATGACGTTCTTGATGCGGCTTTGAATTATGTCAAAAACAATGCGACGCGGATCTGTGTCTGCAACGCACAGCCAACCACTTATGCCGAAGCAATAACCACATTTAAACTCGCCATCAAGACGGTCACATCGACGGACTTCACCGGTCCGGCTGATGGCGATACCAGCGGCCGAAAACTAACCGTCAACCAAGAGACCTCAATTACGGTGGACGACCCCGGTACGGCGCTGTTCATCGCTATCTGTGATTCAGTCAATTCCAAGCTCCTTTATGTCACTACCTGCACTTCGCAGACTGTGTTAGCGGGGGACGTCATCACGATCCCGCTCTGGAAGATGGAAATCGCTGATCCCATATGACCTACACACTCACAGTTGCCAATGGGCTGCATGGCCACACGGCCGACAATGTGGCCCTTACTCCAGAGCAGTCAATTCGGCTTAAGGTCCGCGAACGTATAGTGGTCGTCTTAGGGGCAATCGTTACCGGAACCGACTACTGGAAAGCGCCATACGAAGTGGCAAGGCGATTCATCGGCTGGATGGAAGCGAAAGGGTTTCCAACTTATATGGTGATGATCGGCACGGGCGGGAATACTGATCTTGCCGGAGCGCCGGATGAATACGAAGAAGAATTCAACGTCACGATCAAGGGCATTGTCCAGGACAACGAAGATCCGACGGCCGCCATCGAGCATTGCGTTCAGGACATTAGGAAGGCGATCAATAGGGACTCCAAGAGCGGAGTCGCCGGGTCTCTCGGCGCACTGTGCGATCAAGTGATCCAAGAGGAAGGAATTGAAACTGACAACGGGTATCTGTCGGTCGAAGGGTTTGGTTATTTCGAATTTCTCGTGCACATCAAAATACACGGGGATTACGGCGTTTTGTAGGAGGACGAAATGCGAATAAAATGGAAGAAACAAAATCAGTATATGAGTTTCGATGGTCATAATAATCTCCGATTTGTCAAAATCGGAGACGTGTTGGACACCGAAGATCTCGGAATAACGCCGGAAGTATCGGCGCGTTGGATTGATTCAGGCTGGGTCACAAGGCTACCGGAAATTGAGGAAGCCCCGGATCCAGTTCCTGTTATCAAAAAGCCAAAGAATGAAAAGCCACGGAGGTGAAACATGGCTGATATAGAAAAAAGACTCAATAAGGCCGGCCTCATAAAGGCCGTGACCTGGGACACGGAGGCGGATTGCAGTGCGGCCGGGTGCGGGGTTACCCCGCTCAATCCGGGGGCGATCAAATTGAACTATCCTGCTTTGGAGGTCGACGAGATCTACGGTGCGTTTGAATCCGACATCGAACGGGCGAATTTCAACCCATCTGATTTCTCATTGGACTTCGACTATCAATGGGACGGCTTGGAGAATATACTCCTAGCTATGTGGTTCGGAACATCCGCCGCACCCGCCCCTTTGTTTGTCGTCGATGCTACCAACAACAAAATTGATTTCAGCGAGGGCGGAGCGGGACTGACAGGGACTGTGGCTCCCGCCAGCTATATCGGCGCAACCCTGGCAACCGCCATCGCGGCGGCTATGAATGGAGCTATCGGCAAGGCGCTGACCTATACATGCACCTATGACGCTTCGACGAAGAAGTTCACTATCGGGGCGAGCAATACCTTCTCGATCTTGTGGAACACGGGTACGCACAAACTGGTAGACATTTCGACGATGTGCGGGTATTCTGACGCAGCTGATGACGCTGCTGCCGCGTCTTATGTCTCCGATACGGCCGCTGTCGGTGTCGCTGCTTATCAGCATACCATGACCATGGCGGACTCGACGACCGGGATATTTGGGACCTATGCCGTAGAGAAGAAGAGCAAGATCCACGTTGTCCCGTCGCTCAAGGTGATGAAGCTGTCGCTGACCCAGGCCAACGGTCTGATCAAGCTCAATGCCGGGTGCCGGGGCACAAAGGTCATCGATGATTCGGCCGTCGTTACGTCCATGTCTTCCTTGACCTATCCGGCTATTCGGAATCGGGCGAAGTTCTTGCAGGCGGTGTTCCGGATGAACGCCCAGACCGGTGACGCCCTGGCGACCGGGGACATCATCAAACCGAAGTCGTTCACGCTGGAGCCCGACCGCAAAATGGACAGCGAGCACGCGGCCGGATCGGCGACGATCATTGAGCCACGGGAGAACGGGAAGCCGTCGGTCAAGTTGACGATGGAGTTCCCGCGCATGGACGCCGTCAACGAGCTGTACTTCGCCCACTGGATCGCCAAGACCGAGAAAAAGCTCGACCTGACGATCACCGGTCCGGTCATCCTGGGCACGCATGCGTACCTGCTCAAGTTCGAGCTCCCACGGCTGACGATCGAAGACGTGGAATATGCCGACTCGAACATCATTCCGTCGAAGATCGTCATGCGGTCCGTCGTGGCCGACAGCGCGCCCACGGGGATGACAGTCACGGATCCATTGACGGCAACATTGATCAACACCAGGTCGACGAGTTTACTGGCTTAAAGGCATAAGGAGGAAGCGTGGACATAAAAAGCATTCAGCCGACAGCCGAGATTACATTCGTCATGGAGGACGAGAAGCTGGGAACGCTGACGCTTAGCGTTGGGTTTTTGGCACAGGATGAGGTCGCGGACTACATCGAAAAAGGGGAAAAGGTCAAATTGTCAACCTTGATCCGCAAGATGCTGATCGACGATGTCAAGGGGTGGGATCTGAGGTCGAACGGTCAACCGGTCCCGTGTACGGACGAAGAGAAGAAGAAGCATCTACCTATCATTCTTGGACTCCATATCAAGGTCAGCGAAGAGGACGAAACCAAGAGAATGATTTTCGACGACATCCTCGGCCGAGCGTTGATGGAATTCGCGGGCAATGAAAGGAACTTCTTAAAAAACTGAAGGCCTTCCTGTGCTTCTACGGGGAGTTTTGGAACTGTCTGCTGTCCCCGGAGGATCACCGGCATGAGGAAGGCGAGAACACGGCAGACTGTAGGAACTGTCAGGCTGCGGAGGAGGCGGCAAAGATGTCTTGTTTCGAGACCGCTTGCTGGAACTGGTACATGGAGAACGTCAACCAGTTCACCTTCGACGGCGGTCTACTGCCTGAATTCTTCCGGGGGCTGAGGCTCAAGGGCACGGTCCGGGCCATGTTCCTTTCGGCGATGAACTCCATCTACCAGATGTTCGAGAAAATAAAGGTTGAGCAGATAAAGATGGCGCGGGGGGAATAGTTTGGACATCAAGTATGTCATAACCGTTGACGACCAGGGAGGCGTCAAGGCCGTCAAGGATTTTGACAACGCCATAGACGGTATCGAAAAGACATCGAAAGAAGCCGATACCTCGTTTGGGAAAATGATCGGTGGGATCGCGGCGAGTGTTACCATATTCGCTGCTGCAAAAAAAGCCGGGGATCTCCTTGTTGGATTTTTAAAAGACTCCATAACGGCAGCAGCGGACAGCGAAGACGCCGAAAAGAGACTGGAATCGGCGCTGGATTCTACCGGCCGGACGGTTTCTCTTATGCTGCCAAAATTGAAAGACTTCGCGACGCAGCAACAAAATATTACTCGGTACTCGGACGAACAGGTGATGTCCGTCGAAACTCTCTTGACGCAGTTGACCGATCTGGACACCGATGGTATCCAACGGGCAACCAAGGGTGCAATCGGTCTGGCTTCTGTGTTGAAGATAGACCTGGAGACGGCCGGGTCGATGGTACAGAAGGCGATTGAAGGGTATACCGGCGCTCTCGGGCGGTACGGTATCAAGATTGATGAGAACATACCGAAGGAACAGCAACGGGCGGAACTGTTTAAGGTGCTGGAAGGATTCTACGGCCGGGCGATAACGGATACTGATTCGTTTTCCGGAAAACTGGCGCAGTTGAACAACAAGTGGGACGATGTCAAAGAAAAGGCCGGTGCCGCGTTACTCGAAGGTTTGAAGCCCTTCATGGATACGTTGAGCGATCCGGAGACAATCCGGGGTATTACCGATGCAGCAACGGCGATTGCCAAAGTGGCTGTTGCGATCATGGACACCGGGAGATTTGTCGCCGGAATATCCGGGCACTTGAAAGATTTCCTCAATGAAATGGCGGAAGGTAAAAGGGTCGGGCAAGATTACGTTGACACTACAAAGAAAGGCCGGGATGCTACCGATGACTTTATAGACAGCATCAAAAAGGCAACCCCTCCGACCAAAGAGAATTCCAAAGCTGTTAACGAACATGGCAACCATGTCAGCGCGACGGCGAAGGACACGAAAACCTTTAACGGTGAACTGAAGGCTCTCCTTTTAACTCTCGACGCAATGCCCGCTAAACAAAGGCCGGTCATCGAGGGATACTCGAACATCAAACTCGATCTGACCGCCGGTCTTCCGATAATAAAGGCATACGACAAGGCCATGGACGCGCTCGGGAAGACGACCGAAGGGACCGGGAAGAAGTCAGAACGATCGTGGGCCAATACGTTGGTCGCTACCCAGGCCGCTATCTCCGCCATCGATGGGGCTATTTCCCAGAGCTACACGAACAAAGCCATCCAGATGGACAATGACTACCAAAAGCAGCTCGATAACATAAAAAAATCAACGATGTCGGAAGACGAAAAACAGAAGGCCATAACTGCCCTCGAAGCCGAATATGAATTGAAGCGGCGGAAGCTGGCAAAAGAACAGGCGCAAGCTCAAAAGGCGACATCCATTGTGATGGCCATAATCAATACCGCCGAGGCTGTGAGTAAGGCGCTAACCGGGGCTATCCCCCCGTGGAACATCATCCTTGCCGGGATAACGGCCGCCGCCGGCGCTATTCAGATTGCCGCCATCCGATCGGCTCCCATTCCGCTTGCCAAAGGTGCAATATTCCGGGAGCCATCGTTTATGACCAGCGGCAGATCCGGGCAGGATTACGAAGTAGCCGAAGGTGGGGAGGCCGAAATCCTCTCGTCTCCGAGCAAACTCCGGGAAGCGATATTTGGTAAGGGTGGAAGGGGCGGTCGAAAGATCGTCATCCAGAATCACATCTACATCGACGGCCGGGAGATGAGACGGTTTACGGTGCGGACGATTGAGGACGCATCCCAGACCGGGGACCTCCGGCTGGCAGGGAAGGCAATCGCATGACGAAGTGCAGACTTCTTTATAAAAATCTCTGGCGTAATGGTTCGATTTTGACCTACTCCACCGAGCATCCACAGTTCCCGGTCGAGTTCACGCAGGATGACGTCAAGACGCTTCCCTGGCAGTCGCGGCACGGGACGGGAACGGGGAACGGTGAATTTGTCGTTGGGGCGGCGAATAAGTATATTGATTTTGATGAGGGTGGGGCTGAACTTGTTGCAACAATCACTCCCGCTACGTATACCGCCCAGACGCTCGTTGCTGAAA